TCAATTGGCGGTAGGTTATTTATTTCTAATTCTAAATGATTAGGTGCATACTTTAATTTCTTATTGTCTACTCTATTCTTTAGTTGTTGTATTATATATTCTTTTACTTCTGGATTACCTTTGTTTAAGTTGCACCATTTGATCATTTGTGCTCTTGTAGAGAAATCGGTATTGAAGTATGACATTTTATCCTTGAAGGGTAATAACTCTTGTGTGAGTCTATTCTTTCGTGGATAGTAGGTTGTATAATACTGTGCCATGTCCATATTGTGAACTTTTAGGTGTTTATGTAGTGCGCCTTCGCTTTTAAAGGTTTTTTGACATACCATGCACTTAACTTGATCATTCATGCAACGTCTCCTTTGCGCAAGCCTAAAACTCTTGCTTTCCAGTCAGGCATCGATTCTAAATTGGAAATTTCATCCTCGACAAGCTGTTTTTGCATTTCAGCGATTTTTATCATTACTTCTCTTTCTTCCTCTTCTTGAAATAATTGTACTAGATTTAATATTGATGCATTCTGACTTTGTTTGTTTTGTACGCGCTTTGCTCTATCACCATTTAATCTAGTAATAAGACTTTCCATTCTTTTTTCGCACTGATTATATTCTTCGCTTTTTGTTTTTAATAACTCAGCTAGCCTTACAGTCATATCTCTTTGATCTTCACACTCTTCAAACATATGATTAAGCTTATCAACCGCTTTTTGTATGTTCATGAGATTAATATAATCAATACAGACGTTAATATATAAATTTACTTCATCTGATGTAAGATCTGGTTTGTCCCATGTTGCTCTTACGAATTCGGCTTCGAATAACGCCCGATCTGCCTTGTTTGTGTAGTTGCCTATCGTTTGCACTAATCTAGGGGCTTGCATGAAGCCTATTAGGGCTTCTATACCTTTTTTGATCTGGGCTTGCATTTTTCCTTCTTCTAATTGTTGGTTAGTTGCGTTATTCACAAGTTGCAAGGCTTCTTTGAAATTTCTAACAGGTTTATATCTTTCTCCTACGGCGCTTTCTTTTGGATGAATTTTTTCTGGAGCGTTCTGTTTTAAAAACTCAGTAATGACAATTGTTTCTTTGCTTAATGGACTAATCTCTTTTTCCGAGAATAGTATTTTCGCCATATCGAATGCTTTCATCTTTCCGTCAGCATTAGCCATAATAAATTCTTTATGCTCTTCAGTCAAATGTACGGGAGGGACTTTTTTATGATCTCTGGTATTATATTTATAATCTTTGGCAGCCATATATTGACGAACTGCTCGACCTTCTTTGGTTCTGCCGTCTAAATCTTCACCCATAAAAACAGCATTTGTTAATTCGTTTAAATTATTAATTTTTTTATAATTTTTATCAATAAATTGCTTTTGCTCGTCTGTTAATTCAATTTTTTCCATAAAATATATCCTTTGTTTTTAATATTTTTTCCGCTTTTTCCTTGAATTGTTTTTTGAGATTTTTTATTTGTTTATAACCAGCTTTTCGTCCTTTCTCGGAAGTTTTATAGCCCAATCGATCTGCTACTTCCTCGTCTGGCATATTTTTAATAAAAAGCATCTCATAAATAGAGTATTGTTTTTCTGACAGTTTGTTCCTCATTTCTTTATGAAGCCGCGCTTCTGCAGACTCAAGCTCAAATGAGTCAACAGACTTGTGATGAATTTCTTGCCCATAGTTCTCTAAGGCTACTGGCATTTTTACTTGATACGCTGATTTTTTTGTTTTTTCCCATTTTGCATATAATGGACATTCACTGCATTGAGTTTTGCTTTCTGTAAAGCCGCATAATCCCACCTCAGCTTCTTCGGTAACGCCGCTTTGATTAAAGGGGCAGCTTAAGCAGGGTTTAGCAAAATTGCTATAATAATTTCTTAATATATTTTTAAGTTGATTTGATATGATTCTGTTTAACCAAGGCTTTAATGCTCTGGACTGATCCCATAAATGCCATTTTTTATGAAGGTGCAATCTAATGATTTGCTTGACGTCATCAAAATCGATCCAGGCTAAGGAAGTCAAAAACCACTTTCCTCTACGCTTGTTTAATTCTTCTTCAATTACATCCTGATGGTCTTCGTACTTTTGTTTTTTATTAGCCACCTATGTCTTCAGGTTCTCGTTTGGAGCGACACTGTTGCATAGTAGACTTTATAATATCTTCGTCAGGATTATATTGAGCGTTTGGCCTAACTTCTTGTTTTAAATATTGTTCCTTTGAGTCTTGTGAGGCTTGACTAATAAGATCACCAAAGGTCAACTTATTATTATCTTTGTTGATTGTGTATTCTAACTTAGAAATATTAGAAAAATTATTTGTAGACTGCTCCTCTTCTATAGAAGCTTTGGCCTCTTCAGTCTTTTCGGTTTGATTGTTTTTTGAGTCGTTGTTTAATGGAGAGCCACAAGAAGAACAAAAATTAGGCTTATGCAGAGCATATTCGATCTTATTACCACAGTGCATGCAAAATTCAGTAATCATACTTTATGATATATTTATTAAGCTTTTTTTTCTAATGAATTAAATTAAATAACCCGCGATTATTCTTGCTTGACGACGCATGAATTCATATGTTTCTTCGCTCTCGCCTTCTTCTGGAATTTGATTTTTTACATAATCAACGCCTAAAATACCAATCACTTTACCGTCTAAAGTTTTGATGGGCACATTATAAATACTTTGTATACCTTTGCGACTGATCATGTGATAAAATGCTTGGTCTTTGATGTTGGTTATTTCTCTATGAAGAAAATATCCATTGGTTACTATTTCATTGATATATGCGTGATAGTTCGATACTCTATGATTTTGAGAGCTAGGTGATTCTGGACTAATGCCTTCTTCTACAATTTCATATGTACAACTAAATTTCTGTTGTCCGCGTCCAGAAAAATAAACATCTCCATTATGAAATTCCATGACATACCCACGGTCTGCTTTCATTTGTCCCATGATGTATTGCAAGGCAGTATATACATTTGCATTTTGAGAAGTCTCTCTGATCACGCATTCTTTACCTTTTTTATTCATGAATCTTTGACCCATGAAAACACTAGCAACGGTTGCTAGAGCAGTAATTACTGCTGCGAGTATTGGAGTAAAATCAATCATTAATCATGATTACACTATTTTTTATAGTTGTCTTCTAATTTTCCGATGATGTATTTTTGTAGTTCGCTTCTTAAAATGTCATTCTTGTTAAAACTAAAGCAGTGAATACCATTATCTTGACTTTCTCTATCTTTAAAGAGGTTAAACATATCTGCATAACCGCTTTTTCCGTTGATATCGCTCTGCATGAAATCGCCACAAATAAATAATTTACTATTGTTACCAAGTCTTGTGATTAATGTTGTCAACTCTTTAAATGTAAAATTTTGAGCTTCATCCGCAACGACTACTTTATCTTTCCAGCTTGCGCCTCGCAAAAAATTAATAGGCATGGCTTGGATTCTTCCACTATCAATCAATTCCTTTCGAACCGTTTTGTTCTGAGGAAGCATTTCTATAAGTTTATCTTCCAATGGGGCCATATAAGGGTTAATCTTTTCTTCCACACTACCTGGGAGAGCTCCAAGGCCTTTATCTGCGCTTTCAATGACTGTGCGAACGTAAAACATATCTAAATCATCGCTTGAGCTTAGATGTCTTAATGCTGCATAAACTGCCATATATGTTTTTGTTGAACCAGCTGGCCCACTAACAAACATAATGTTAGTCTCCTCTTGTAATGCTAAAGCTAAAAATAATTTTTGCTTTTCAGTTAATCGAAGGTTGTTGACCTTGAACGTTAATTTTAGTTGGGGTATTTCTACCTTGTCTTTTTTTGACATATTTTTTATAAACTATTTCAATATAATACACGCCAAATATTGAATTTATCAAATGTTTTTAATAAAATAAATTAATTAGTGTAAATATTAACGTGAGCAAAAAACCAAAAATAAATAAAAGTAAAAAAAATATTGAATTGACTGTCGGAGAGAGTAGTCCAACGAAATATGATGTAATGAAATTAATCGCTCAAAAATATTCGATTTATGGTTCTACTGTTTGGTTAAACACTCCACTTTCAGCGCACGAAAATAAAACGCCCGCCGAACTTATGATCGAAGGCGAGATATCTACTGTTTACGATTTGATAGAGAAATCAAATGGAAAATTCGATTTATAATTTTTGCTGGGAATTTTGTCACGAAATTGCAATTGCTGATCCCAAGGCTAATAATGAAAATTCTTTGATTATGAATTTGCCTGTTAAGTTTCTTCCGATACTAAAAACCCGCCTTAATTTGGCGGGCTTTAATTGTGTGTCACTTAAACTCCACGGACATGAGTCCGTTATAGCTAGATTTGAGAAAAATCCTAAAACAGTCAGCTTTTAAGCTGGAACTGGCTCGGGAACATTCGTTGCCTCTTCCTCTTGTTCGTTACGTTTTTGATTGCGATCTTCGATAGACTTCTCGATTCTTTCGGTCAAGTCTGATCTTTGATCATCAGACAAGCTTTCATAATGCTCCGTTGCTTGCTGCATTGAAAACTCGCGCAGTACGTTAACAATTTGGCCAATATTTAATCTATTCAAGATATCATTAGCTACTTCTGTAATCACTTCATCTTTATTCATGCCTAATAATATATAGGTTTTGGGGCTAATTCTAGTTTATTTTTATTTTTTTTGCTTTCTGTTCTTCAAGCTTATATATTTTAATATTTAATATTCCATTTTTAAGAACCGCCGATATACTATCTCTGTTTAGGCTCTTGTCTAGGATATAACTTCTTGATTTTTCTCGCTTGTCATTTTTCGCCTCGATAATCAATTGATCATTTATTGCTTCGATATTGATTTCGCTTTTTGAAAAACCTGGAAGCTCGCATTCTATTTCGATATGATCTGTGTTTTGTGATACTTCTGAGTCAGGTTGTCTCATGGTTGGAAAGAAGATTTCGTCTAATAATTGTGAATGTGTCATAATGTTACGTTTTATAGGGTTAATAATACCTATACATTGCACTCTCTGTGCCATTATGGTTTATATCTGAAATAAAAATAGGCGCCGATTTTTTTCGGGCTAAGCAATATATAGAAATTATGAATTTAAATTTTGATTTTGAAAATTACCACCCCCCGCCCTATTCTGAGATAAAGTTAACCTATTTGATTCATAAAACGGGTAGGGGGATTGTGAATAACTTTTAAACTTTTTTCTTGCAATTCTCTTCTTTTTATGCTACCTTGTAGGTATATGATTAAGACAGTAGAACAAATAAAAT